CTATATATAATATAAATATATATTAATAATATCAATATAAATACATATCTTTACATATAAAATATAAATTATGAAAAATAAAGAATTAGCTTTAAACAAATTAGATAGTATTAAAGATGCTATTTTAAATGTAAAATCTTCTTCATATAGAGGTAATCTTTCTGACATTGCAGAAGCCCTATCCAGGTTAGATGTAAAAGTAGAAGAGTTAGAAAATCTAATTAGCATAGAGGATGAGAGTTTTTCAAACCGTCCATACAGAGGAATTTAACAATCAATTAAAAATCAATAAGTTATGAACCTAACAGCAGAACAATTATCAGAAAACTTCAATGAGTTATTCAAAGTCATCGAAGATAACATTACTGGAGACAGGAAAGAAAAGCTTCTAGAACTTTACACAGACTGGTATGACCGTATTGCAGTAGCTCCGGCATCCACTAAAAAGCAGTTCCATAATGCCTTTGTAGGCGGTTACGTACTTCATGTACTGAATGTTGTAAAGGCTTCAGAGATGGTCTACAACGTGTGGGAATCCATGGGAGCTGACTTAGATTTCACAAAAGAAGAGATGTACTTCTCAGCCATCAACCATGATTTAGGCAAGATCGGCACAGAGTCAGATGACTACTATGTAAACTGCAACGAGGACTGGATGATTAAGAAGGGCCAAGTGTACGTACTCAACCCTAAAATCCAGTATATGAAAGTCTCTGAGAGGTCTTTAATGACTCTTATGATGAGAGGCATCTACGTATCGGATAAAGAGTACATGGCCATAAAGCTTCATGACGGGCTGTACGAGGATAGCAATAAGCCCTACCTGATGAGCTATAGTGAGGGATATGAGCTGAAGACTATCTTACCGCATATTCTCCACCAGGCTGACATGCTAAGCGCTAAAATAGAAGGGCAAACTAAAAAGGCGGCCCCTAAAAAAACAGAAACGGTTAAAGTAGGAAGTAAAACATTAGACAGATTTTTAAACGAGTAATTATGATAGCATTATTAATTTCATTGGTAGTAGTAGTGATTTCTTTAGGCCTGGTAGTATGGAACCTACTCAGGAAAGTAGAAAAGTACGAAGAAGATATTGAACTGAAGAACGAGTTTATTAAGAAGTTCCAAGAGCTCTCAGAAGCTTCAATGATCAGGATTCGTGAGATTGACTCAAATGGCGCTTTCGAATCTGATGATGAAGTTGGATACTTCTTCAACAACTTGAAAGACATCATCTTAAGCATTAACACGTATTTTAAAAACTACATCAAGTAGTGAAACTAAAGGTTATGTATATTCTATACATTAAAAATCAACAGAAGATAGATGTCACGTAAGAAGAAGGAAATTATAGAAATAGACTTAACCTTATATACAAAAGCCGGTAAGCCTAGAAGAAGGAAACCGAAAAAGAACAGAGAATACTTCTCTCAAGAAACTGAGGATGCTATCCTAATGTTCCTTAAAATGGAAAATGAGGAAGATAGGAGTAGGTTGTTCGAGTCGAAGATAAACCATAGCCTGTACAAGCTGGCAGAAAACATCATCCACACATTCAAGTTCTACTATACGGAGATGATTAACGTAGAGGATTTGAAGCATGAGGTTGTAGTATTTCTCTATTATAAACTACCAGGGTATGATCAGACACTCGGAAAAGCCTACTCCTATTTTGGCACCATAGCTAAGAGATATCTAATCCTGTACAATGAGACTAACTATAAAAAGCTAAAGCTCAGAGCAGATTTAGAAGAGGTGGATGAGGATAAAAGAGTGCTATCTGGGTTACTTAATGAGGCAGACAAGGATGATCTATCAAACTTCGTAGATTCCTATGTGAGATACGTTGAAACTAAGATGTCTACGCTTTTCCCTAATGAGAAGGATCAATCTATAGTGATTGCCGTTATGGAAGTATTCAAAAGGAGAGACACTCTAGAAATCTTCTACAAGCCTCAAATATACTTCTACATCCGGGAGATCACAGGACAAAGTACTCCATCTATTACAAATGTAATGAAGAGCTTGAAAAAGATATATAAAACCCTGATGAAGGAGATGTATTTAAAAGGAGAGCTAGAAACTGACTAATTCATCTATTTATTGAAAAGAATATATATGTCAAATTTTGATCAGGTGGTATTCGGGAAGAAAAAGTTTTCCGATATACTAAAAGAGATTTACGATAGGTCATCGACCAAAGAAAAGCAGATAGGAGAATTGATCGGCCAACTTAAGGAACTAGTACAGAACATTGGAGATGCTACCATGATGGTACCCTTGATAGCCAAATACATGGAGCTGAACATCAAGAACGATGATGCTCTCATCAAGATGGCTGCTATTGTTCAAAATGCAATGACCAGAGGTAAGGACACGGGAGACTTCATACTACCGGATAATGAGAAGGAAGAGCTGTTGAAGTTGGCTCAAGAGAGTATGGTAGAGAAAGCATTGAAAAGCGGAAACACAGTAATCAGATCATGATACAAGATAATGTATACCAGGTAGGAGGTATGGCTATAGCTCAAGGGTATTCAAATAATGCTGTTTATAACTTTCCAAAAATTACCGGACTAGTATCCATAGCTAGAGTGGTATATACCCTCCTGGATGATTCTGATCCTGAAAAATTTAAAGAACTTGGGGGGTGGAAGAGTATAGGCACAATACAATGCAGAACCTTCAAAAATAATGAGGATAATAGTGTCCCCCCCAAAATAGCGAAGCCGTTAAGCTCTAACATAACTCAATTCCCCCTAACCAATGAAATAGTATTATTGGTAGAGGGGGTTAGCTATGAAGCCCAGAACCCACAAGGAAACTACGTTCCAGAAAACTATTACATTAGCATAATACCAGTATGGAACTCTCCGGAACATAACGCATTGCCTAATGAGCTGTTCTTTGAAAAGGGCGGTAAAGAGGTAACAGCGAAGTTCAATTCTACCAATCCCCCTAGAAGGATGATAAAGGCTCCTGGGGATATTACCTTTGAAGGAAGATCTGGAAATGCTATAAGACTAGGTTCATCCATAAAAGGGTTTAATAGCCCATTCTCAGGGCCGGATAGAGCTCCTCTGATAGCTATATCAAATAAGCAATGGGAGGCACCTGATAAGTCCGTAGCGACCTTTGAGGACATAAACAAAGACGGTTCATCCATATACATGCTGAGTGGTCATAACGTGTCTCTAGTAGTGGGAAGTCTGAACTTCGACTCCTATGGATATAACATTGATGCTGATCTCAAAAGCAATTATACCGTCGCTACTCAAAATCCTGTAGTAGACAATGAGGCTGCACCTGTTGCTAAAGATAATATTCAAGAGGTTAAGGTGGACCCTGTACCGGTGGTAGTCCCTGTAGCGGTGGCTAGCGTACCTAGCACAGGCTCAATGAGCGATTCCGATTTTGAGTACTCTGGGACAGATGTCTATGAGGATCAGGTTGTGATGGTAATAGAGGGAGATATTGATATCAAAAAGTCAGTGTATAATGGAGACGCCATACCTGAAAACGTAAATGCGGTAACTATGACAGGGGTGGCAGGAGAAATAAACTATAGCAAAGACATTAGATGGGAAGTTCAGATATCAGGTGAAGCATGCTTTGCGGCCTGCTCTGCAATGATTCTGAAGAGCCGTGGAAAGAATGTACAACAGAGCGCTATAATGAATTCAAAATACGTAAATTCCAACAATATGTTGGACAGTGTTGGCCTATTCAAAGCTAATGATTTAAGCATTGTTAGGGTTAATATAGGCGGAGGATCTGCAGGGTACAATAAAATTGTGAATCAATACCTTACCACTACAACCCCTTTCATACTCCAAAGGAAAAGTAGAACATCCCCAGGAGATCCCACAGCTAACCATTTCGTAGTAGTAGTTGGAGTAAGATCGAATGGAAAAGTATTGGTATTGGATCCAGCAAATACGCTATTCAAAGATGGTCCAATAGACTTATTGCAAAGCGAACTGAAAGAAAACGGCTCTATGAGGATTATAAAATAGTCAAAAACATGGATTTAAACAATTATAGCAAGGAGTCGATAATAATAACCTCAGACAGGCTGATACTCAACAGCAAAGACGATTCTATATTCTTGACCTCAAAAAAGACTATAGGGCTATCTGCTACCGAACAGCTGCATATAAACATAGGCCCGTTAGGTAAAAGGGATCCGGCCAAGCACTTCATGATAATAAATGCTCCGTATATTCAGCTAGGCCTGGCAACAGGAGCCTCTAGATTGGAGCCGGTAGCTAAAGCAGACGCAACTATAGATTTCATAACCAAGCTCATAGAAAACCTAAACAGCTTCGCTAAAAGCCTTTCAACGGCTACGGCAGTCGGAGTAGGGTTGTCAAAGCTGCCTGAGATATCCATAGCATCTGAACTTCTTATAAACCAGTTGAGAGCGATTAAAGACACCTACACTAGTAAAACATCTCCAATAAAGTCAACCATAACTAAAACAGTCTAATGCCACTAAACGTAGGTCAAATACAGTCTATACAAAACACTTCTGTAAATCCGGAGGATGTATCAAAAAACATCGTTCAGAATGTTACATCAGCTGTTAAAGATCCTTTTGGTGCCATTATTACAAAGACCATGTCCAAGGTTAATGGTTTAACAACGGCTGTAGAAAGTAAGATAGACCAACTAGCTAAGGACATTGTTAAAAGTGTCGACAGTACTGGGAAAGTTACTCTAGAAGGTAGTAGCATCGTGATAACCATCAGCCCTGAAGATGTAGCTCAGGCTCAGGAGATACAGAGCAGGATTAACGGTAAGATAGTGAATATACAGAAGATGCTGACCACTCTAACATCTATACTCAATACTCTGAAGACCGTTCAACAGGCCATAACCACACTGCAGGCAGCATTGACTATACAAGAGACCGTACTGAGCCTTAACCCGGCTACAGGTCCTATGTTCACAGTATTTAAAAAGGCCATCAAGATAGTATTCCTCAAGGATATGATTGGGGAGTATTCTAAGATACTTGCTAATCAGCTGAAAGCTAACCTGTCAGTATTAGACAGGCTGAGTACCAGATTTAAGGATTTAAGAGTGACAGTGAAGATATCTGATGAATCAAACAAGGGAAATTTCATAGACGCTACTACTGCTAGTAATCTCATAATCCAGGAATTACTAGACCAGGGTAGTAAAGATATTAAAAATGTGACAACAGATTACACTTCAGCAGAGAACGATAAGTACCTTCTGAAGGTAGAAAAGTATGGAGATAAGCAGTTGATAGGCAGGGCATACGATAAGGTATCCGGATTCATAAAAGAGCAGACCTCTCCTAGTTTCTTCTCAACTCCTGAGGAGCTTATAGAAGAATTAAAAAGTATTCTAAATTTACAACCATAAATTCAATAACCCTATATTTATATAAGTCATGACAAGAGAAGAAATCATTCTATTCAAAGAGTTGATAAAGGAGGTAGTAAACTCCTCAGTAAAAGACGTAATCCGTGAGGAGTTGAAAGAAGTCCTTAAAAAAGACATGAGGGAAGTAAAACTGCTGTTGGCAAAGTCTATAAAAGAAAACTCTGCTAACAGAGGATACTCTCAACCAATGGCAGCTGGTGATGGAGAGTTGCGTAAGAAGATGAGAGAAGCAGTGGGATCAGACTTCACTCCGGCCCCTAGTAAAGCTCCGGCATTCAGGATATCAGAAGAGCAGGGAGTTGAGATATCAACAAACGGCACGTTGCCTGATTTTGATGCCCCTATACCGTTTATGTCAAAAGACTCAAGCATGTGGAAGGATATGAGTGATAGGATAAGCTAATATAAAACTATGAGAGCTAGAAAGCAGTATAAAATTGATACTTTAGACCTTGATAAGAACAAGGGTATAGGGATATCCATTCCCTATAACCCGGATAATATATTCAATATAACGTATACTACCAAGGATCAGATAAAGACCAATCTGCTGAACTTCATGCTTACAAACAAAGGAGAGAGATATTTCAATCCAGAGTTCGGAGCCAATTTGAGAAACACATTGTTTGAGCAAAACATGAACACTGAAGAGCTGCAGGCTTCACTAGCTGATCAAATATCTCTATACTTTCCTAGCGTTACTGTGAATGAGCTGCTGTTCACTCCTGACTATGACAACAATGCTCTTAATATAAAACTGAACTATACAGTGAATATGCAAACTGATAGCTTATCAATACAAATAGTGTAATGACAAACAAGGACATAAAATATATCAACAAAGACTTTACGGGATTCAAACAGTCCCTGATAGAGTATGCCAAAAACTATTTCTCAGACATATACAACGACTTCTCAGATGCCTCACCCGGCAGTATGTTCATAGAGATGGCGTCATATGTTGGAGACGTGTTGTCATTCTATATTGATAAACAGACTCAGGAGAACTTCCTCTTATTCGCACAAGATAAACAGAACCTTATATCAATGGCATATGCCTTAGGATATCGTCCCAAGGTAACAGCAACTGCCGTAGTAGATCTAGAAGTATCACAACAGATACCGGCCATGATAAGTGGTAGCATCGCTATACCGGATTACAGCTATGCACTAACAGTGGCTCAAGAGGCCAAGGTTAGAACATCAGCTGCGAACAACGTAGTGTTCATTACCCAAGACCTGGTAGATTTTAGCTTCTCATCGTCTGCAGACCCTACAACAACCAATATATACCAGATAAGCAGCAACACAGGGCAACCAGAATACTATATTCTGAAGAAGAAGGTAAAGGCTATAGCAGGCTCTGTTAAAACCTCAACATATACATTCGGAGATCCTATTAAGTTCAATACTGCTCAGCTAGAAGGAACAGACATCATTCAGATATTGGATGTAATCGATTCCGATGGCAACAAGTGGTACGAGGTACCATACTTAGCTCAGAGTACGGTATTTACCGAGGTTCAGAACAATGAGCTCAATGATCCATTCCTATCTCAATATTCAGATACCTCACCATACTTATTGAAACTGAAAAAGGTGTCTAGGAGATTTGTATCTAGGATATCATCCGATAACACGACTACCCTTGAATTTGGATCCGGCATAAGCTCAAATCCTGATGAAGCTATAATACCCAACAGTGATAATATCGGTATGGGATTGATAGACTCCATATCTAAGATGAACACCGCATATGACCCATCCAACTTCCTTTATACCAAAGAGTACGGATTAGCGCCATCCAATACCACGCTTACCGTTAGGTACATTGTGGGAGGCGGGGCCGAGACAAATGTCCCATCCAACACCATCAATAAGATAGATGAGATAAAAATAGGCACAGTATCTCTGAACCCTACACAACTCAATCAGGGATTGTTAGATTACATCAGCAACACCGTGAGCTTTAATAATCCTACTCCATCTTCCGGTGGAGGATCTGGAGATACTGTAGAGGACATACGGTTAAAGACCTTGGCTAACTTCCCAACTCAGCTTAGGAACGTGACTAAGGATGACCATGTGATACGTGCTCTAAGCATGCCATCTAAGTTTGGTACGATAGCAAAAGCTTATATCACACAAGACCTGTCATTTGATACTCAGGACAAGGTGACGGATTTTATAAGCACGAATCCTTTAGCACTAAGCCTGTACACGCTATCATATAATGCGGATAAGAGGCTGACCAACACTAGCTATGCTATAAAAGAGAACCTAAAGAACTACCTCAGCCTGTATAAGATAACCACAGATGCTATAAACATAAAGGATGCCTACTATATCAATATCGGGATAAACTTCGATATAATAGTATTGCCATCCTATAACAACCGAGAGGTGTTGTCACAGTGCATTGAGAAGATGAAAGACTTCTTCAATATCGACAAATGGCAGATAAACCAGCCAATAATCATGTCTGAGCTATATAATCTATTCAGTTGTGATATAAAAGGCGTACAAAGCATTGTAAAGATAGAAGTGATTAACAAGTACGGGGAAGACAAAGGCTACTCCAAATACGGATATGATATAAAAGGGGCTACCAAAAACAACGTGATATACCCTAGTCTAGACCCATCCATATTTGAAGTCAGGTATCTCAACAATGACATTCAAGGTAGAATCGTAACATTTTAAAGGATAACAGTATGAGCGACATAAATAATCAAAGGATAGACCTGCTTCACCCCAAAATCCGGGGAGAAGTGAGAAATCTTGTAGCCCAGGCGAATGCACAGCTTACTAAGCACTCTAGCGTTAGAATCACTCAAGGGCTTAGGACATTTGAGGAGCAGGATGCTTTATACGCCATAGGCAGAACTAAACCAGGTAAAAAGGTCACCAATGCAAAGGGAGGTCAGTCAAATCATAATTTCGGTATTGCCATAGACTTCTGCCTAATCATAGACGGAAAAGAAGTTTCATGGGATCTTAAAAAAGATTATGACGGGGACAAGATAGCTGATTGGATGGAGGTGGTAAAGGTATTCAGAAACGCCGGATATGAGTGGGGCGGGTTATGGAAGTTCACCGACAATCCTCATTTCGAAAAGACATTCGGATTGGGTTGGAGAGACCTGTTGAAGAAATACAATGCAAAAGATTTCATACCCGGAACAAAATACGTAAACATTTAAGATGGCAGTATATAAAATATTTGCGGATAAGGATACCACGCTATACTCGGACTATGATTATATGAATACCGGTATGGATGCCATATTGGAGCTAACCAAGAATACGAGTCTGAATTACTTTAGTCAATCCTCAGCTGCCAGGGTGTTAATTAAATTCTCAGATGCGGACATTCTTGATGTAAGAGATAAATACATCGGTACAAAAGATTTCAAGGCCTACCTTAAAATGTACTTAGCTGACAGTACAGGACTGCCAACAGATTATACTCTAGAAGCATATGCTATATCCGGTGCCTGGGATATGGGAACCGGTAGATACGGAGACACTCCTATAACCTATAATGGTGCTACCTGGGCCTACAGGAAGGCCAACAAGACAGGCATGTGGGCTAGTGAGTCATTGGGCATAGGAGTAGCAGCATCATACCCTACTATGAACCCTGGTGGAGGTATCTGGTATACTAGCTCAGCAGCTAGTCAATCCTTTGGAGTATATACCAATAAGGATGTAGATATGGATGTGACAGGTATAGTTAAATCTCATATATCAGGAACAATCCCTAATCATGGGATCATAGTAAAGACTTCCGGTTCATTGGAGTTTGATGAGAACTACAACTACATATTAAACTTCTTCTCTCGGGACACTAATACTGTGTACCCTCCTATGTTAGAGATAAAGTGGGATGACTCATCATATTCAGTAACCGGCTCTACTGGCACTCTGGCAACTAGTCAGGATTTGATAGTATCTTTGACAAACAACAAAGAGATGTTCAATCAGTATGAGAAGTATAGGTTCAGACTGAATGTAAGAGATCAATACCCGACAAGAACCTTCAGCACATCATCTCTATACCTGACTCCGAAGTATCTTCCAAGCTCATCATATTACTCTATATACGATGTCAAATCAAATACACCTGTAGTAGATTTTGATGATACTTATACAAAGATTAGTGCAGATACAAACGGGAGCTACTTTGATGTTCATATGTACGGATTAGAGCCTGAGAGGTATTATAAAATTCAGATTAAGAGCGTTATAAACGGGTCCACCGTTATATTTGATGACAGGTACTTTTTTAAAGTGGTAGAATAATGGCAGAGACTGTAGACATAAAACGGAAAATATTTGGCAAAAACACGTTCCTAAACGTGGTGGATGTGGGCTTCAATCAACTGATACCTGCAGACCCTAAAATATTGGAAGCCAAGCCTACGGACACCGCTAAATTCTTCGAAGACTATAATTCATTATTCTACGATATACCAGCTAGTGGGTCATCAACCTCCCATCAGGAATTGGTAAGCAGGAGTAGCGAATACTTAGGAATAAACATATTGGATTTAGAAGATGAGGTTAGGTCTCTGAGAGAGGAGAACGTATCTCTAAAGAATCAATTATACATACTATCAAACCAAAAATAATCAATGATAGTTTCAGAAAATAGGATATACGTAAATCTAAATCAGTACGATGTTATAGATCAGTCTTTAATATCATCCAAGGACTTTATAAGAAACTTTGGGTACGATAATGACTATGTTGAAGTACATATATATACCCTCAGCGGTACATTGATCCATTCAATATACGATTTCAAAGACTATAAAATACCGGCATCTCTAAAGGCCAACACTCCAACAACCACCAATCAATTAGAATTCAGTCCTGGAAAGCTACTAGATGAGTTAGGGTTCATAGTAGGAACCTACAGGGTAGTATACAACATACTGAAGAAGAGGATTGTAAACACCGGAGAGAAGGATTTCTTCATAAAAGAAATATCCGCAGATAGGACAGAGTTGAGAATATCCACCAACACAGTATCTAACAACGATATAAATGAGGGGGTATTAAACTTCATAAACGAGATACAGACCTCCGCATACTTCAAAGACTTCCTTTTAAACTTTGGCGACAATAAGATACTCAATGGAGTAAACATGGCTCTGGATAAGAACACGGAGCCCTATTCCATACTCGTAAAGCTATACAAGCCATTACCCGCCGAGTTCGTATTAAAGGAAAGCTTTTGGTTCAGCGAGGAAATGTCTACCCCTGTCTCATTTGAGGTAGAGCTATTCCCTGAAACAGTTAAGGTAGGGACTCCCATGCTGAAGTCTGCTAACTTCGATATAGACTTGGATGTAAAAGGTAACAGCAGTTCAGAGTATTTCAGCAATGAAAAACTACTGAGCAACTCATCATCTTTCTCCTATCAGCAGGTACAGAATAAGCTCAAGGATAAGGGAATCCAGATAAACATAGACTACTCAGACTACTCCAACTTCGTACACTACTCATCTGCTTTATTAAGGCTGGTGAACTTCGTGAATAAGGTTGAGGACATAGACAACTACAACTCTCAGATAAGCATAATAAAGAGCTCTCCCTCATACACCCCAAGTGGTAACTTGAGTCAGAGCGCTTACGACATACAGAGAAACATCGATGACATAGTGGTCAATTTCGACCCCTATGAGAACTACATGTATTATGAGTCCGGTTCCAATACCTGGCCCAAATCAAATAGTGCTAAGCCTTATACCCTATACCCTAGCAATAGTACAGAAGCTTACACATGGATAGGTAGCTTAGATTATACATCTCCGTACTACGGAGGACAGGCCTATACCGCTTCTATCTACGATGAGGAGAATCTGGACAATCTTGCGAACAGTATACCGGAGTACATACGGATAGACAACAACAACGATAAGTATAGCCAGTTCGTCAATATGGTAGGCCAGCATTTCGATAATGTGTGGGTATATACTAAGGCTATAACAGATCAGTACAATACGACTAACAACATAGCTAAAGGTATCTCAAAAGACCTAGTGTATTATGCTCTGAGATCATTGGGATTAAAGCTGTACAATTCGAAGTCTAATGATGACCTATACGACTTCCTAGTAGGGGCCGACTCATCAGGAAGCTATGCCCCGACTTCAGATGGCTACAGTACCTTAGTAAGTGCCTCAAACAGCACCGTACCGGGCCAAGACCTGCAAAAAGAGCTGTTAAAGAGGATTTATCACAACACTTCAAATCTTCTGAAGAAGAGGGGTACTAGCGATGGCGTAGACGACCTGATTACTATATTTGGTATCCCCAGCACGGTCTTGTCCCCTATGGGCTTTGGAGGCTCGGATAAAACTAGCAAAACTGTTGAATATACCTATGATAGGTTCTCATACGCACTATATAACAGTGGGTCCAACGTACAGATAGCGTGGGATGCCCTTTACGAGCCCACTCAAGGCAGCAATACCTATTATGTACCGGATACGTTAGAGTTCAGATTTAAGCCCGTAGAATCGTCTTATAATCAGACTTACTCACTAGTAGAGATAGTAGGGAGCGGTTCTGATGTGAGGAATGTCGGGGTGACGGTATCGCCTAATAGTACCTTAGGATATCCATACAGCAATATCAGCATGTACATTAGCGGATCTCTAGGTTTTAAAAGCTCTAGCATGTCCCTCCCATTATATCACAATGATGATAGTGGAGATGTATCCTGGTGGAACTTGATGTTAGGAAGACAGTATCACAGATCTAGTCTGCAGAATGTACAGAGTCAGGTGTATAATATGGTGGTTGCTAACAAGATAGACACTCGTATTGGACACATAGCGTCTGCCTCTATATCAATACCTACAGGCTCTAGTGCACCTAGTTATAACTCATCCTGGACTAAAAGAGGTCAAACATTATATGTGGGAGGGTCAGGGTTGACAACCTCATTCCCATTCTCAAGCAGCTATAAGTTTAAAGGTAATCTGCAAGAGTTTAGATACTGGTCAACGCCACTATCAGAGTCTGCATTCTACTACCATGTGTTGAATCCTGAATCTATTGAGGGTAATGCTATTGGAGATTCATACGATAAGCTGTGCGCTAGGTTCCCACTTGGAAACAATCTTATAACATATAACCACACTATAACCCCTAGAGTAGAATCAACCCATCCTAACTACAACTATAGAGTATTTGACTCTAGCAGCATAAGTCAGTCGGCCCTGTTCAACTCATTCCCGAATAAGGTAAATTATGACTCTAACCAGGAAGAGTACGTAGCAGACTCGCCTAACTCAGTATATGCTAACCCAGTAAACAACAAAGTACGGATAGTGGATAATGAGATAACCGGGAGCGTATTGTCACCATTCCTGAGATTGGAAGATAACAGCGATCAGTATTTCACAAAAGATACTCACTTCATAGATGTGTCGTTCTCACCTCAGAATGAGATAAACAAAGACATCATAGCCCATTATGGAAGCACTCTTAATATCGATGAACTGATAGGAGATCCCAGGCAGAGTGCGGACTATTCCTATAAAGACTTAGCAGTCGTTAGAGAATCCTATTTCAAAAAATACTTGGAAGGGTATGATTTCAAAGACTATGTCCGGCTGATACAATACTTCGATAACTCGCTATTCAAAATGATAGCTGATTTTGTGCCGGGGAGAGATAATCTCAATACTGGTATCACAATCAAGTCTCACATACTAGAAAGACCTAAGGAAAAGACACCGCAAGTATCATGGGATACTGAGAATCTTGATAATCAAGGAGAAATAAAAGAGTCTAAGATAGAGGGGAATAGTATTTATAGTAGCGGTAATGGCGATGGCAGTGACTTCTATAGCGGGGAATTGGAAGGGTCGGTTATAGATGTGAACAAAATATTTGTTACAAAAAATAGAAATCCGTATTTATGGGGATAGATTACGAAAAATTCATAAGGTCAGATTACAATACTTTGATAAACACTGTATCCTCTAGCAGGGACTCTAATTTATTTAAGAAAATAAATCCGAATAACTCTAATATATTAGAGGTAGTACAACTAAACGATGGTAAGTATAGTGATCCAGTGTACCTTAGATCCAGGTATGAAGGAGCTAAATCTACTAGCGCT